AACGGAGTTAAACTCTTCAGGAAAAGGAAATAAACCTCAGAGCAGTTTCCTCTACATCGCCTCAGGTTCCCGGTCTGCCGTACGGGGCCGTCGTCTAGCATGGATTAGGCTCTCGCTGGAGATATCTCCACTAGCTTTTCTGCGGTTTTCCCTTTTTTTTGTTTTGGCAGCCAGGAGGCTTTTTGCTTGATTGATTCTGAGTGGTTGAATTCTCCTGGTCCTTATGTGCAGTATACTTACTCGGCTGATCCGCGGCTTGTCTCAATTATTCGGCGCCATGGCTTCGCTTTTGATGAGTGTTTTTGGTTTTGGATTCCGAAAACTAAGCGGGGGGGGGGCTGAGCTTCCAATGTTGATGGTTAAGCGTGCTCCTCTATGGACCTACCCAACTAAATCGGTTCCTGCTGAGAAGGCGCAGCGTAAGAAGGCTGCTCAGTTAGGAAATCAGCGTAAGCTTTTGGAGGTATCTGTATGAATATTATTTTTATTCGTCTTGAGCAACCTCTTAACAAATACACTTTCAAAGCGCCTAAAATCAGGAAGTGGGTAGAAGAGCAATGCAGAGAAAAGTTTACTCTTAATTTGTTTGCTGGTCCTACTGTTTTGCATGGTTTTCCAATAATAACAAACGATCTGAATGAAGCATTCCCTACTAGCTACCACATGGATGCTCTTGATTGCGTAAACATGCTCAAAAAAGAGGGCGTAAAGGTCAAGCGAGTTCTTCTCGATCCGCCTTATAGTTATCGTAAAAGCATGGAGTTGTACCAAGGTAAGTATAACAGCCGTTTCAAGCAACTCCTTGATGTTCTTCCTGAGGTTTTGGCATCTGATGGCTGGGTGATTACTTTTGGTTATCAAAGCTCAGTTATGAGTAGAAAAAGAGGGTTTGCCATCCGAGAAATTTGTTTAATCTCCCATGGTGGGGCTCAACATGACACGATTGCTACTGTAGAAGAAAGAATCAACAATTTGGAGGTTATTTCTTGAGTGAAACTGAATCCTACCGTGAAGACGTTGAAACTTTCTGCAGTAAGCGGCGTTGTCAGGTTTTGATTTTACTACGTACATCCCAGGAGCCTACAGGTGGCATGATTACGGGTGTGCCTGATTCCTGCAATTTTGAAGGGGATTGTAGCAAGGGTGCATTGTGCCTTTTGAAAGCTAGGCAAATAACTACGGGGAGGAAACGATGATGGGTCGTTTTAAGTGTTCTAGTGCTTCTTGCGGTAAAACTTTCCTGGTGCCTGCTAAAATTATTACGGAACGTAAGTCGCTTGATTTTACTGCTTCTCGGACTGTGGTTGAGAAGGCTTGTTGTCCGTTTTGTGAAGGCCTTGAGTTTGAGGAGGTTTCTTGATTGAATAGAACTAAGATTGAGTACCTTGATTATACTTGGAATCCGATTGTTGGTTGCAGTGGCGTTGGTTGTGCTGTTGCTGGGGTTTGTTGGGCTAAGGGTCAAGGCAAGCGCCAAAAGCCTCGAGTAGATAGGAACGGGAAGAAGAGAGGCTGCCAGGATTGCTATGATTTTAAGCCTCATTATCATTATGAGCGTTTTAGGCAGCCGTTAGCGGTTAAGAAGCCTAGTCGCGTTGGTGTTGGCTTCATGGGTGACTTGTTTGATTCTGCCTTCAACATTACCGTTCATCAGCAACTTTTCGGTGTTATGGCTCAGGCTTCCTGGCATACTTTCCTCGTGTTAACTAAGCAGTCTAAGAACATGCTTACTTTTGTGGATGATTGGATGTCTCCGCCTGCTAACGCTTGGCTGGGTGTCAGTGTTAACCGCAAGCAGGATCTCTATAGAATTGATAATTTGTTGGCTACTGAGGCGGAAGTAAAGTTTGTTAGTTTTGAGCCGCTTTACGAGGACCTTGGCCCTGTGGATCTGTCAGGCATTGATTGGGTAATTATTGGAGCTCAGCGTAGGCCTACGATTCAGCCTGAGAAAAACTGGGTTGCTAATTTGATTATGAAGGGCATGGATGCTGGCGCCGCGATCTTTCTGAAGAATAACTTGGCTTGCATTAACGAGTTTAGTCGTCGTTTGCAGGAGATCCCGGAGGTAGAGGAGTAAATGAGCGGGAAGGTTTGTCGTAAGAAGGCCAGGCGTGAGGGCCGTTTTTGGGTTTGCGATTGCGGTTATAAGGAGATGGCTTGAGCATGTGGGTTTGTTTGAATGATGAGGGTAAGCGGGTTTGGGGTGATGTCTTTCCAGATGGTAAGGTGCCCGTTTGTTCCATGAATTTCTTCGATGCAAAGCTAGACAATGATCGTTTGGCGCGGGTCGTTATGGTTAATTTTGCTGCTTTGTCTTCTGCGCAGAAAGATGCTGTCTTGAATAAGTTTGTTGATGTGTGTGGCGTTCCTAAGGGCGCTTTGCAGAGTCGCCTGCGTTTGAGAAACGAGATTCTAAAGGATATTTTTTCGATTGGCCTTCCGCTGCGGGAATGTTATACGACTGGGGTTGTGGCTGCTGAGTTGAGGTTCTTCATTTAGGAGCTGCATTTTTTGTCTGAGTCTGGTCAAAGTACAAAAGTCGCGCCTAAAAAGTACAAAGTACAATTTGACACTGAGAAGGTTCGCACTTGGGTCCTTCCGCTACTGCGGAGAATTGACGCTGGAGATTATCCTGCTAAGGCTGGGCGCATCATTGGTTTAAGTCGTCAACATGTCGGGTACTACATCAGGAAGCTTGAGGAGTGCGGCTTGATCCATCGGGAGAAGCGCAGCAACGTTGTTTTTTATGAGCTTACCAATGCAGGTACAAGTCTTCTCAAGTCATGTGAGGGGAGGGTGTTTCCTGGGGAGTTGCATCGTTTGGATAAGTGTCAGGTGTCTTTTGTTGTTGTTCGTGAGGGGTTGTATCCGGATAGGGATTTTAAGAAAGTGGAGATGGTGAATTGGACTGCTCTTCTTGGCTTGGAGCTTGGTGTTAAGGTTCGTCATACTTCGCGTAGTTGGATTGTGCATGTTCCTGTTATTCGGGGTAGGAATCCTGCTGAGGTGTATGGTTTGGCGATGAATTTGGCTAATCGTGTGGCTGCTGCGTTAGGCAAAAAGTATGGGGTTGTTTTGTGTGAGGGCAAGTTTGTCGGTGGCGAAATGGCTGTTGAGGACCCTGTAGCTAAAATGTTTGGCAGGTATTTTTCTGTGCGGACTAAGCAGCGGAAGATTGATCATAGTTTTGGTGAGGGTGAACTTGAGAATTTGGGGAAGGATGCGGTTATTGATTATTTGCAGATGCCTGAGAAAGTTAAGAAAATTGAGAGCAGTGTTGAACGTTTGGCGTATAATGTTGTTAAGTTAACTGAAGCGTTGGGCGGGCTTAGCGACCTTGAGGATTCGAAGCGGCTTGCTGAAGGCCAGAGGAAACTTGGAGATTACGTTAGATGAAGTTGATTTCTGTGCATCTTCCTGAGACTTACATTCGGTTGCTTGATGAGTTGGTTGCTGAGCGGTTTTATCCTAATCGTGCGGAGGCTATTCGCATGTTTATTCGGATTGGGCTTTCTGAGCATGACCGGTTCAGGCCTAAGACGGATTATAGGTCTCCAGGTGAAAAGAAGTTAACTGCTGTTGAGCGGCTTGTTGAGTTGCAGAGCCGGAAGAGTCCGCTTCAGAGAAAGGAGGTTTCTTGATTGATTTACTACGTACATTCTAAGGCACATAAGTGCGGGGTAGCTCAGCCAGGACTAGGGCGCATGGCCCATAACCATGAGATCGAGGGTTCAAATCCTTCCCCCGCAACCAAGACCTGTGATGTACGTGGTAGGGTTTTCTGTGCCCTGTCTGATGTACGTGGTATTGTGTTTTTGGATGTGAATGCCTGTTTAAATTTTTTTAGAGGTGTTTTTCGGGGTGTTTTTGCATGGGAAAAGTCCATGCTTTTGTCTTGGAGGTTTCGATAGTGGTTAGTCCTGATTGCGGGCACTATATTTCTGTTAATGTTGATGGAGTGGATTGCCTTGGCTGAACATGTTGAGCAAGGTTTAGGCGTTGAGCCTGTTCAAACAGCCGAAAAAGTGGCTGAAAAAGTTAAAAAGAAGCGTAGTCAAAGCGATAAAGTTGGCATAAACAGGTATAATCAGCAGTTGCTTAAGCAGGCGTTGGCATGCATTGAGGATATTAAGATGGAGTTACGTTGGGTTCGGCATAAACTTGACAGGTTAGGTGAGGCAGATTATTCTCAGTCTGACGTTGAGCATTTTGCGGTTCAAGACGAGGTTGATAAGGAGATTGTTCAGAGGCTTCTTGAGGTAGGCGTGGATGGGGCGTTGCCTAAGGATGTGGCTGCCGAGGTGAATAAGCGCGGCGGCTACAATTTGAAGTATTATGAGGTAAGTCGCAGGCTGGTCCGGTTGAATAAGCGTTTGCATTTTGAGACTGGCAAGGTGCTGTTTGAGAAGCGTGGGCACAGGTGGGCTTTGACAAAGTTTGCCTTCGAAGTTTATGGCGAATCTGAAAGCGATATCGCTTCACGTGCACCTGAATCAGTAGATTCTGAAGAGGAAAAGGCTTAGAATTGGCGGTTTTTGGGTTTGGGGCTTGTTTTGGGGCACAGCAACAGTTATAAGCAAATTGTTGTGATAGGTTACTACGTACATAGGCAGCCTTGGGAAAAGCGGTAAGTCTCTCTCCCAAGGCGGGCTTGCTGTTTTTCTCAGGGTTGTCCTCTATAATGTTCTTGTGCCGCCGTTTGAGTGGCGTTACGGAAGAGTTTTTATGGTGCATAAACGAAGCAAGGATAAGTTGTTGAAGAGGCAGATTCGCAGGATAATCTATGCGTCAAGTTTTGATGATAGGATTATCTGTGAAACTATTAGTCAGGTTTCTCGGGAAGAGGTCCTGCCGCTTTTGGCTCAGCCTGTTCGCCTCAGTGATGTGCCTGATGTTGAGAAGGGCGAAGTTTTGGTTAATAGTTATGGCCAGGGGAGTTTTCAGCGGTAAAAAGACTGGCTAGCGTTTTGCCGCTATTTTCAGCCAAAAAGTGAGGTTTTACCATGCTTTTGCCACTTTTTGGAGCAAATTTGTCTCAAAACGCTAGTGGGTTGATGGTGGAAAAACGTGAAAAATATGCAAGTTACGTTGAGTAAACGGGTTTCTAATAGGATTTGTGCGTCTCGTAGGATTTTGCATGTTGATACTCAGCGGACGCGTAAGAAGTTGATTGAGCAGTTAGAGGTAGTTTTCTCGACTGCGAGTAATTACGCGCGTGGCAATGTTACTTGGGTAACTGGTGAGGATGGTAAAAGGCGTCCTTTAACGGTTCTTGAGCGTCAGTGGTGGGCGAAAATCGCAGCGCAGACTGCTCAGACCATAAATAACATTGCTAGGGGTTTTGATGAGCGTCAGATTGATGATCAGCTGAATTTGTTGGAGATGATGTTGAATAAAGCTCCGTCAGCGAACCAAGTTCCAGCAGCTTCTGGACCAGAAAAAGCAGAGGGAAAGCCGGCAGGCGCAGGCGTTGGCCAAGGCGCAGCCGTTGCAGCTTCCTAGTGATCCTGTCGAGTTTGCTCAGTCACTTTTCGGTTTTACCGCGAAGAGTTATCAGGTTGAGCTGCTGCGGGATAAGAGTAAGCGTATTGTGGTTCGTTGGAGTCGGCAGGCTGGGAAGACCACTTGTATTGCTTTGCGGGCGATTTGGTTTGCATGTACGTATCCGAATACTTTGACGTTGATTGTTGCTCCTACTTTGCGTCAGAGCATGATCATGAGTGATCGCATCCAGGATTTCTTGGCAAGTGTTCCGAAGGATAAGCGGGATTTGATTGTTGAGAAGGCGCAGCGCACTACGATTCGCTTTACTAATGGTAGTCGGATTGTGGCTTTGCCTAATAGTCCTCAGCTGCTCCGTGGCTACACTGCTCATCAAGTACTTCCTGATGAGGCCAACTTTTTCAAGGATGATCAGTTGGTCTTCTATAGTGTTATTTATCCGATGCTGTCGACTACGGATGGTACATTAATCGCGAGTAGTACTCCTTGGAATAAAGACAGCGTTTTCTATAAGATGACTCAGGCGCCGGAGTTTAGCAAGCATACTATCACTTGTGAAGATGTTGTTAAGAGTGGGTTGTGTAAGCAGAGTTTTATTGATGAGATGCGTTCTCAGTTGCCTGCTGAGCGTTTTCAGCGGGAGTTTATGGCTGAATTCGTTGAGGACGTGGACGCTTGGCTTACTCAGAGCCTTATTGTTAACTGCATCGAAAGTAATTTGCAGCCTCTTGATTTTCAGGCCTTACCTCAGGGCGAGTTTTATGTCGGCGTTGATTTTGGTAAGGAACAGGATTTCAGTGTGGTCTTAGTGTTTGAGAAGCAAGGGCATGTGTTGCGGGTGATTCATGTTCACCGTTTTCCGCTTAAAACTGAGTATGCTAGCGTGATCGGGTATATCAAAAGTCTTCAGGACCGTTGGAAAACGGTTCGAGCTGTGTATGCAGATGTTACCGGTGTTGGTAATTATATTGTTGAGGATATGGTTCACAGCGGGATCCAGGGCGTGGTGGGCGTAACTTTCACGGTTCAAAGCAAAGAGGAGATGGCTACTATTATGCGGGAGAAGATGCGTGGTGGCGAAGTGAAGATTCCTTATGTGCCTTCTCGGCGGATTGAGGATGTTGATTTGACGGCTGAATTGAACATTGAAAAGTACGAGCTCATGAAGACAGGGCACTTGCGCTTTAGCCATCCTGAAGGCGGTCATGATGACGTCTTTTGGAGCATGGCTTTGGCGTGTTATGGTGCTGCGCGGTCTCCGTTGCCTTCCTCAGGCGTTGGCATCGCAGTGATTAGGAAAAAGGAAAAAATAGTTGATGATGATTAAAATGGAAAAAACTTTGTTGTCTGCAAATGCGAAGGACGAGATCGTTAAGGTTCTCGGGATTGAAGTTGCAAACGTGCGGATGGGTAAGTTGCACGTGAAAATTAACGGTGTTGACTTGATGCAGGACATGGTTTTGGATGACTTGCAGATAACTGCTGATGTTGAAGAGAAGAAAGAAGAGAAGAAGGAAGCTTAACGTAGATGCCGCTTAGAAAAGATTTGTCGCTGACGATGCCTAATCCGTTGCGTAACGTACCTAACGAGATAGCGGTGGCGCAGCGGGAAAGAGAGGTTCCTGTTGCTTGGCGCGGCGACTGGAATCTTATGCAGTACGTTAACAACTACACTTTGAAGGCTGCTGGCATAGGCTTTGTTTCAAGTCCTTATACGTCACTTTGGGATAGGATTTGGGGAGTTACTCCAATCGAGGATTTGCCGAAGTACAAGGCCTTATACTCGTTTGTTCCATACATTCAGTCTTCCATCGATGTGCGCGTAAATCTTACGACATCCAACGGGTTCGTGCTTGAAGGCGGAACCGCGACTTTCAGGGATTTTTTGGAAGAATGGATTGAGTCGCATGATATACTCGCTACTATGCGTAGTGAAGAAACAGATGCGTTAGTTTTCGGTACGAGTTATACGGAGCCGTGTATGGATGAGGATTCAAGCCGTGTGGAGTGGCTGAAAACTTTGGATCCGTGTTATATGCGGGTTCGTCAGGATTGTTTTAAGAACATTTTTGGTTATGCGCAGCTTACTTCATACCCGCCGGTTGTTTTTGATCCTGAGGAAATTTACAGGACTTTGAATGGGGTTAAATCGTGGATATGGGAAAATGCTTATGGGACTTCTGCTTTGCGGTCGATTTTGCATGTTCAGGCTTTGCTTGATGATTTTCAGGTTGACATGGCTAAAATCATGAAGGTTTACACGAAGCCTATGCTTGTGCTTCAATGCGGCGGAGACGGGCGGCCAGGTGAACCTTTGCCGTGGAGCGAAGAGCAAATACAGGAGCTTTTAGCTGAAGTATCTGCACGTGAGCAAGGTACTGATTTAGCGGTTAAAGGGGACGTTAAGGTTACGGCTCAGGGTTCGATGACGCGGGATCTTAAGGCAGAGTGGTGGCTTGAATATCTTGAGCGTCAACGTGGTGCTCAGTTAGGTGTGCCGAAGATTTTTCTCGGTGAACTTGAAGGTTCGAATCGTGCGACTGCGGATATTGTTATGCAGGAATTCATCACTCGGTTGCGTATGCGTCAGAAGCATAGGAGCGGTGTTTATGAGACGCAGTTATTTCCGTTGATTTTGCGCGGTGATTTTCCTGATAGCTTGATTGTTCCGGATAAGATTCCTAAGATTAAGTGGAAGCCGATTTGGGAGCCTCCGACGGACATTAAGATGTCGCGTGTCATCGACCTGTACAATAATTTGTTGATGGGCGATAAGGAAGCTCGTGCTGAACTTGGCATGTCAGAAACTGTTGAGGGTAATTTGAAGCCTCAGCAGCCGACGCCGGCGCAAGAGCCTCCGCAGGGCCAGGATGATTCGCTTAACCGTTTTGATGTCTCTCGAGAACCAATGCAAAAGGCCCCAGGCATGCCTGTGAAACTGGTTAGGGCAAGTAATGGAGCTGCGTATCTTGTGCGAGCTTTGCCTTGACGCGGTTAACGCTGTTATGGCGGTTGAAAGTTTTGAGGCAGCTGTTGTTGACCCTAACATAAAATTTTCTACGTGGCTATTCGTCAATTCAGGCAACGTTAACACGTGCGAAAAGTGCGATGAGTATAGTGGCGACACGTACGAGTTGGAAGATCCTGATGATTTGTTGGATATTTTTCCGTTCGGCGTTTGGGTTGATGAAGATACGTTCGCTTGTAACGTGCATCTAAACTGCGTTTGCTATGTGGTCAGGCAATCGGACTACAAAAAAACTTAAGGGAACAAAAAATTATGGAATTAAAATACGATGTTGACGTTAAGGCAAGCCTTGATGAAATCCAGAAAACCATAATCATCGAAGGCGAAGCTATCGACGTTTCTGTTAATAAAAATAATTGGATGGTGCCGCCGGAAGACTTGGATTATTTTGTCTCAACTCTCCAAGGTGCCCAGCTTAGAATAGACCATGGAACTGACGTTACGGATGTTAAGGGCTTGGTTAGGAAAGCTCGGCGTGACGGAAACAAGGTTTTGTTTGAGGCTGAAGTTTCCGGTGACCCGGTGCTTTTGACGCAGATTGAAAAGAAATATTTGACTATGGTCAGCCCGAAAGTGGTTTCTGACGAAATAGTCTGTAGTTTGTGCAGTGGCAGAACCAGAGACGATAACATGGTTATGGTTCACTTATGTGCTGGCGCTTATGAAATCGTGCATAAGCCGCAGTGTGTTGAGCTTTCAATTGTTGCGGAAGGTGCATATCAGAACAGTAAGTTTCATCCTAAGGGGTTTGCTGCGGCGATGGATGAATCACAGCGTAAGGCACTTATCGCGTCTGTTTGCGAGTGCGCGGATAGGTCGAAGTGTCCTTGCGGCATTAAGGAGCTTAAATCAAAGGTACAACTCGGCAAACCCGAGTTTAACCAAACAACAAAAAATGGAGAAAAAAAACAAATGAGTGCAAAACCAAATGAACCACCAGAAACACCGAAAGTACCACCACAAATTCCACAAGCACCAGCAAAAGCTGGTACAGAATTGACATACGACGATTTTGTGCAGGAATTACAGAAGAACACAACGCAAATCATGGACGCATGTAAAAGCGCAATCGCGGAATCGGCAAAGAATCTTGAAGCGAAGCTGGAAGCGAAGCTGGAAGCAAAACTGGAAGCAGACGTTAAGGCGGCAGTTGCATCATTGATGCCTAAGCCTAAGCCAACAGGCAAAGGTACCACTGGAAGCGTAAACAGTTTGCCAGGACTGGATGATGCTCAGAGGCTAAACAATATTTTCGCTAGAAAAGGTAACTTGCAGAAAGCAGGCCTTGAATTAGCAGCTGCAGCGAAGCGCATGAGCGGCTTAACCGCTGACGTGACGCACAACGAGGAGGAAGAATAAACATGGCTTATTTTGAAGGTTCAGGACCGAAAGTTATTCCAGACCTTGAGCAGACATTTCTTGCAGATACAGGCTACACGTCGCCGGCAGTAGGAGACCCAGTCTATATTTCAGCGGATAACGCAGTTAGCAAATGCACAGGCGCAAACCCTGCGTTCGTAGGCTTCGTGCAATCTGTACTTCCACCTGACACATTCGGCAATAAGCTGCTTAACGTGTACGTTTTTGGCCATAGACTCCGATGCAAAAACACTTCAGGCGGAGCTCTTAACGCAGGCGACGTAGTTACATCAGGCAACGCAGGCATCTCGAAACTCGCTGCAGTCACAACTCTTGACGCAGCATGGAGTACGACCCCAACATTGCTTCTTGCAGCTATCAACGCTCAGATGAACCGAAGGGGCGTTGTGGTCGTGGGCGGAGCAAACAATGCCCAAGTGCAGATAATCTTCGGATAAACACAGGAGGAAACAAAAAACATGAGTTTTAATGAAGATGCATTAGCATTCGTTGACTCGGCAGCCATTCAATACCCAGAATTGCATCAAGTAATTCTTGAGTTGACTATGCCAAACCTGATTACCAAGCGCTTGTTTACTGATGACGTTTTGAAGTCGGGGCGAACTAAAACTTACGTGAAAGAGGTAGGTACGCGAAGTACAGGGATCAGCGAAATCGCGCCTGGTACTGCAGTTCCAGTTGACTACACGCCACTAAGCTACGTTACAATTAGTCCATACAAGCGCGGCGAAAGCGTTGAGATACCTAAGGAAGTCGTTGAAGACGTCGATCTGCCCGTTATTAATCAGCAGCTCAAAAGACTTGCGAGACGATTGGCTTTCCAAATCGAGTTAGATTGCATAACCGTTATTG